CTCCCTATCCATTGGAGAAAAGAATGGCCGCCAAGCGTATTCCCGCACTGACCGTACTGACTGGCGCACAATCTGCGACGGATGACAAAATTGTTATCTTTGACGCAACCGCCGATGAGACGAAAGCAATCACACGACAAGAACTTGCCAAGGGTTTGGCAATTGATCTTGCAGGTATTCAACGTGTACAAAATTTCAGTGGTAACGGAAGCACAGTTGCTTTTACATTAACCTACGACCCCGGCAACGAAAACAACACACAGGTGTTTATCAACGGGGTTTACCAGCAGAAAAATACATACGGTGTAAGCGGCACAACTCTGACGTTTTCCGAGGCCCCACCTGTGGGAACAACAATTGAAGTGATGATTCAGAGAGCCTGATATGGCAACTAACCTAACTGGCAGCACGATTGCTTCGACCTACGACCAGCTTCTACACGTAGACGATGGCCCGACTGCAACTGAGAAAACAGTCTACAGCGGCACGGGTGTAGCTACGGCGCTTAAGGTTGGTACCGTGTCTGCTTCTGTAGACAACATCCGGTTCGATGGTAACACCGTCAGTTCAATCGACACCAACGGTAATCTGAACTTCACGCCAAACGGTACAGGCTCGGTTGTCATTTCTAAGGTTACGTTCTCGGATCAGTCGCAAGCGCGCACTGCACTCGGCCTCGGGACAATGGCAACCCAGAACTCTGGGGCTGTCGCTATTACAGGCGGTACGGTATCAGGAGTAGTGTTTAGCGGTTCGTTCTCTGGTATGACGCTAGTAGAATCTGCTACATTGGCGACCAGCGCGGCTGCGGCGGGGGTGAACCTTAACGGTAATACGTTGGGGGCAGATGGTACCGATACTAACATCGACATCAACATCACGCCCAAGGGCACGGGCGAAGTCAACGTAACCAACATCGACATCCTGAGCGGCAAGGTGCCATTCAACACGATCACGGGTCTTGCGTATGCCTCGTTCTATGACGCAGATACAGCAGACCAGACTGGTAGTACGACTGCGGCAACTGCGGTTGAAATTGCCACGGCTGCGGTGGCTGGTGCGGGTATCACGGTTGCAAGTAACTCTCGCATCACGTTTACCGTTGCGGGCACGTACCGGATTAACGCAAGCCTACAATTTAATAACTCTAGTGCTACTGACAGGTTCGTTGATATTTGGTTTTCCAAAAACGGTACTAACATCGCCAACTCTAATGGGCGCGTAGCCGTACCTAAAATCGGCGATGGCGGTACTTATCTACTTGCGTATGAAATTTTTGAAACCGTCACCGCTGGGCAGTACATTGAGATTTACTGGTATCCTGAGAACGTCGCTGTGACGTTGCATTACCGCGCTCCTGTCGTCGCCAGCCCCGGCGTGACCCCCGCGATCCCTGCAACCCCACCAGCAATCGTTGTTGCACAGAGGATTGCATAATGGCTAAGACTCCAGCGTGGACTCGTAAGGAAGGAAAAGATCCCAAAGGTGGGCTTAACGCCGCAGGGCGCGCTTCTTACAACAAAGCCAATCCGGGTAAACCCGGACTTAAAGCTCCGCAACCTGAAGGCGGCCCACGTAAGAAATCATTTTGTGCAAGAATGGAAGGGATGAAAAAGAAGCTGACTTCCAAGAAGACAGCCAACGATCCTGATAGTCGCATCAACAAAAGCCTTCGGGCGTGGAAGTGCTAACATGGCCGAGTCCAAACCAAACAACCCTGCTCTCTGGAGTCGTGTGAAGTCAGAGGCTAAAAAGAAGTTTGATGTGTACCCTTCTGCCTACGCCAATGCTTGGGCAGCTAAGACTTACAAAGCCCGCGGCGGTTCATGGTCGGGTGCTGATAACCGAGTAAAGAAATGAGCAAGGGCGGCTTAGGCAAATGGTTCGGGGAGAAGTGGGTCGATGTTAAGACCGGCAAACCCTGCGGTCGCTCCGGCGAGGAGAAATCCAAGCGCGGCTATCCTGCGTGTCGCCCCGAAGCTGCTGCAAAGAAGATGTCCTCCAGTGAGAAGCAGTCGATTACAAGTAAGAAAACTGGGCCGGCTCGACAGTCATGGCCTGTAACTCCCTCCGGTAAAAGGAAAAGTAAATGAGCAAAATGTACATCCGCGTTAAGAAAGATGGCTTCATCTATGAGTTCAACGAGATCCTTGCGAAGAACCCAGAGTGCGAAGTAATTGCAGAAGAAGTCGCTTATCCTGAGCGTTTTGTCCCAGCTCATGTTATAGAGCGTGTCATCCCCCCCAAAATGCAAGTTGCGCGTAAGGGACGTAAAGGTGCGCTTAATCTATCAACTGATGACATTCCCGAGCGGCCGGCGTATACTGCACCAGAACTGGCCGCTGACGCCAGTCGTGGGATGCCATAATGACACCATCCGAAGTCATCACTGAAGTACGCCGTACCATACAGGATACGCGTGAGCCGTATCGCTACAGCGATGCCGTGCTTCTAGGGTTTGTGAACCAGACTCTCAAGCGGATGGTGATGCTTCGCCCTGATTTATTTGCCGTAATCAGTGACTTCACAACGGCGACAGGGACGGTGTTGCAAAACTGCCCCGCAGACTCTACGCGGTTAATCGAAATCTTTCAGGTCAAGAACGGCAATGCCGTGACCGAGGTTAACCGTAGTACGCTGGATCGCACTGTACCCGGATGGCTAAATGAAACCCCCGGCCAGCCTGTGAACTTTATGCGTCATGTGCGCAACCCCAACCGCTTCTTTGTATACCCGGCTCCCGCAGCCGGTGTCGTGCTTGTGGGTGAGTACGCTCAGACCCCACCGGACTACACACTGAACCAAGAGGTTACGTTCCCCACGGACACGTACTTCCCCGCTGTCATTGATGGGACGGTGTTCTTGGCCGAGTCTATTGATAACGAACACGTAAGCTCAGGGCGCGCTAAGCTATTCCAAGATTCGTTTGTACAAGCGCTAGGGGTAAGCCTCCAGTCGCGCACACTCACGGATACGCCCTCAGCGGGTTTAGATCCTAAAGAGGTAATCTGATGGCAGACCGCACCTTCGCCTCGCTTGTGCCCCGTATACAGGCCTCCGTGCTTGGGTGCCCACACGCGACCATTGTGCAATACATCCGTGATACGGCGATTCGTACGTGCGAGCGCACACTAGCTTGGCGCTACCAAGTGCCGTTGTTTAATCTGTCGCCCGGGGTGCACGAGTATTTATACAACAAACCAATCGCGACTGATGTTCATGCAGTGTTTGAAGCTGTAGTAAACAAGAGCCCGCTTGAGCGCTTGACGCTAGAGAAAGCTATTGAGCTCTACCCACAGTGGGCTGACTTATACAGTGGGCAAGATCCTTCTGTACTGTGGAGCTTAACGCCTCCGCTCGGCACGTTTAATACGCCCGAGTTTAACGAAGTACAGTTTAACGAAGGCGGTGAATTTGTACTTCCAGATTCCGTTGTTGCGGATGGGAGTACTCCACAGTCGATCTGCCAGATTAGCCCTGACAAATACATTATTCTACCGTTACCAGATAATGAAAAGATTTATCAGATGCGGATGTTCGTGGCACTCAAGCCTAAGCGTTCGGCTTCTGGGATGGATGAGGTTATGTTTGATGAGCTTGAAGAAGTCATCATGCACGGCACTCTCCAACATCTTTTAGTGTTACCTAATGCAAGCTGGTCGGATCGGGAACTCGCTGCCTACCATGCCAAGCAGTATGTATTCCAGACGTCTGAGCGCCGAGCACGTGCCAATCTCGGTAATATGCGTGGTGCGATGCGCGCGCGGATGCAACCTTTCGGAGCCTGATATGGCTGTGCAACTTACAAACAATGCTTTCTCGCTTATCCCTTCGGGGGTACAGAGCACGGACACATCCCTAACCATAACGGCTGGCGATGGCGCAAAGTTCCCTGTCTTAGGTGCGGGTGAATTTTTCTATCTTACTCTTATAAACACAAGCGGTACTTTTGAAATTGTAAAGGTTACAGCCCGAGCCGATAATGTTATGACAATTGTACGCGGTCAGATTGGCACTGTGGCGTTGACCTTCCTACCAAATAGTCGGGCAGAATTGCGGGTGACTGTCGAGAACGTCTTTCTCGCTGCCGGCGATTTCTTGTTGCTATAAGGATATGATATGGGAATCCAATTAAAAAATAATGTTTCGTCTACGCTTGCTGCGGCGATTAGCGCGTCCGACGTTGGGATGACTGTTGCTACAGGTACAGGCGCACAGTTCCCTACACTTGGTGCTTCGGATTATTTCTACGCTACGCTTGAATCTTCGCAGGGCACCCAAGAGATTGTAAAAGTCACAGTGCGCTCCGGCGACAACATGACGATCGTACGTGCGCAAGATGGGTCAACAGCAAACTCGTTTGGTATAGGTGCCCGGATTGAATTGCGTATAAATGCTGCGGCGATTAACGATCTAGTAGACCAAGTTACTGCATCGCAGGTAGGAGTAACCCCATATAGTTGGATTGGGGCGACTGATGCGCAAAGCGCATTTGAAGAAGTTGTAAACGATCTTGCAGCGTCTTCAGGTACGTCACTCGTTGGGCATATCCAGTCTGGTAGCGGGGCAGTAGCCCGCACAGTCCAAGCTAAATTGCGTGAGACAGTATCGGTCAAAGACTTTGGTGCTGTCGGTGATGGTGTGACGGATGATACTGCTGCAATTCAAGCTGCGATTGATGCAGTTTTTGCAGCAGGCGGCGGGGATATATTTTTACCGGCAGGCGTTTACCTTGTAAGTGCAATGCTTGAAATGCGTAATGAAGTATCGTTACGCGGTATTGGTGATGAAAGTCAAATACTTGTTAATACAGATATAGTGACGCTTGGCAATACGCCAGCAACGACTTCTACGCAACTTGTTGGAGTTGTTGTTACAGATTTGTTTCTTCGCAACACTATTACTGGTGTAAAAACAAATTACGATATTTACTTTAAAAATCCTGTTCAATGCGTTTTGCGTAGGGTTCGTGTTCGTTCTGGACACAATGATACTCAATATTCCAATACAAACGTAGGCGGCGTTTATTTTCACAAACTATCAGGAAGCGCAAATCCTGCGTGGATCAATACCCTTGAAGATTGTTTTATTCAAAACAATTCAATTTTGTTTAACGGAATTTCTGATTCTTCAATTCGTGGTGGTTACGTTTGGGGTCACACTAGAGCGTTTACAATTCAACTTGTTGAAGGCGGAAACATTGATATTTCCGACATCAACGGGATTATCCCAAGCCAATTCTTTGGCGGCATCTATCTGACAGGGTTTTTCACCAATCAGATTCGTATTTCAAATTGCGAGTTTGATTGCAACCCAAGTTTGCAAACTGGTATTTGTATCAATGCGGTAAATTCGTCTAGGATTGTTAGCGTTACCAATGTGACATTCTGGACGCCGCAACGTGAGGGCATTAGAGTCGAAGACCCAATTGGTTGGTCAATTGTCGGCAACACGTTTTGGAACGGAAACCGTGATGACAATTTTGTGTCCAGTATTCTTATTTCTGGTGTAACTCTTGAGCCTGAAAGCAACACGATTACAGGTAACACGTTTGTCATAGATCAGGCTAGAACTAATCTAGGCTATGCAATTGAAGAATTTAACGGTGGTCAAACAGTAAAAGTAAACTCTTACGTTGCAAATGCTATTTTTGGTAACTACCAAAACCCTGCTATCCTTGCAATTGGTAACCCTGTCATTTTAGGTAACAACGGTAACGGAACTGAAGACCAAAACACCTTTGGCGATGGTCAGATTAAAAATAAGTTGCTAATCGGCACAAACAATTCTCCAGACCAAACAACCGACGGTCAAATTGCTATTGGCGAATCATTGCTAGTGCAAAATAACGCATCCGTTACGACTGGCGGCACACTTAATCTTGCCATCAATACCGACACTTTTCTAGCTAGTCCTGGCGGTTTTGCGGGTACGCTGTCTGTTACCGCAACGCAAAGCAACGCAGCAACAGTTTCAACACGAACTGTTTATGCGGCTGTAGCAAGGGGAACTATTTTTACTTTTACGCCGCTCGCCACGCAAAATGGTTCTGGCGGCGGCGCAGCTTTCACTTTAACGATGCCAAGCAATGGTGTGGTGCGATATACAGATACATCTGGCGCAGGCGTAAACATTGTTGTACGTATGCACTTTTCTGGCGCACGTTCAGCAGCATAAATTAGGAGTTAAGCATGGCAGATCAAAAAATTAGCCAATTAACCGGCGCAACGACACCGTTAACTGGAGCTGAAGTTTTACCAATTGTACAAAATGGTACAACTAAAAAAGTATCGGTAAATGATTTAACAATTGGTAAACCCGTTCAAACCGGCGCATTGTTGTCTGGAACAGCAAGTGCTGTTGGTCAAATAACATCGTTTGCTTCTGCAAGTAATGATGGCGCAGAAAACGCTGTTGCAGTTATGCGATTTAGTACAACTTATGGAAGCGCAATTTTCCATAACTATAACTCTG